ATGGAATAGATTCCCCCCAAAACAACTCGAAAAGCCATGAGAACGACTGAGAAGCCCTTGAAAGGTCACCAAATGCCCTTAGAAGCCCTGAATAGCCCTGAATCGGTTTTGGGTAGGGACGCAGAACCCAAAAACCCGCTAATCGGCGTACAAACGCCCAGAATCCACACGCCGTTGAACGATTTGCCCTCACGCGGGGGTGAATTGATCGACCTGGCAACTAGTTTGGGTATCGATCTCATGGAATGGCAGAAATTCGCGTTGATTCACACACACAAGGTCAAGCCCGACGGCAGGTGGGCAAGCCCAGTGAACACGATCGTCGTCGCACGCCAAAACGGAAAATCATTTTTGCAACTGATCAGAATTCTGGGCGGTCTTTTCCTATGGGACGAAAACTTGCAGATTGGGTCAGCCCACAGACTTTCGACGTCGCTGGAACAATTCAGGGCAATGGTTCAGATCATTGAGAAGAACGATTCATTGGCGAAACAGGTGAAAAAGATTCGCTGGCAACATGGCGGCGAGGAAATCGAAACAATCACGGGCAATCGGTTCATTGTTCGGGCTGGCGGTTCGGCGGCGCGTGGCGTTTCCCGACCTTCGACAATTCACCTGGACGAATTGCGCGAAATGACTGACATTGAAAGTTTTGCGTCGCTGCGCTATACCCTTATGGCTGCAACAAACCCAATGGTCATGGCGTACACAAACGCAGGCGATTCCAGTTCGATCGTGCTGAATCAATTTCGACAACGCGCCATTGCAAGCATTTCGGGCGTTGCCGACGACATTGGTTACTTCGAATGGTCGGCGCCGACGGACGAAATCAGTGTTGAGAACGCCAGGCATTCGAACCCGTCAATGGGCAGACTTATCCATGAGGACAATATCAGAAGCGTTTTGAACGACCCGCCTGACGTCGTAATGACTGAAGTGTTGTGTCGCTGGGTTGTGGCAATCAATAGCGCAGTGGACGCGACTTCATGGGGTAATTGTCTGGACAAATCCGCTGACCTGGACATTGACAAACTGACCTGGTTGGCGATCGATCTTTCACCAGATAGAAAACACGCCAGCCTGGTTGGCGCTCAGAAAATCGGCGGTGAAGAATTTGTCGTCAAGTTGTTGCACACCTGGCAAAATGATCTTCAACTAGACGACAAGGCAATTGCCAACGACCTGGCAGATTACGCCCGCAAATATCCAACCGAATACGTTCTTTATTCTCGCAAGACCAGCGCAGCCGTTGCCGCCCGCCTTGCACCCGCTGGCATTCCAATTTTCGACATGGACGGCGTCTATCCGCAGGCGTGTGACGAAATGTTGAGTGCAATCAATAGCGGTCGATTGAAACACAGGGGTCAAAGTCAACTTTCGGAAGAAGTTTTGGCAGCCGTTCAACTTCGTCGTGGGGACGGCGGTTGGGTTATTGGACGGCGGGCGTCACAGTCGGTCGTGTGCGCTGCCGTCGCCGTTGCCCTTGCGACACATTTTGCGACACGCCCAGAGAATGATCTTGACATAATGGTTGGTTGAACCTATAACCCTGACACAATTCGGTCATGGCATTTTCAGATTTATTCACGCGTAAGGTTGACACTGCCGTTCCAGTGGAAGCCAGCAAGGTGGACGCCGCCGCAATTGCGCCGTATTACAGTGAGGTGGGAAATCTTTTCCTATTTGGCGGCGTAATTACGGCGTCGCGCGCCGAAGCAATGAGCGTTCCTACATGCGCAAGGGCGTTGAGTATTATTCAAACAATCGGTTCATTGCCAATGCACACACGCAATGAAGCAACTGGTGAGAAGGTCACACAACCGCGCGTAATCAATCAGCCAGACCCACGAATCCCAGGGACAACGTTTTGGTCATGGATTATTTCAGATTTATTTTTCTTTCCTAGCGCATACGCATACGTTATGGAACGTTATGCCGACACGGGCAAGATTCGCGCAATGGAACGCGTCGCACCCGAACGAATCACCATTCAGACAAACGGAATGGGTTATGAAATTGTTTCGTATCAAATCGACGGCGCTTACGTTGACCCAGCCAACCTAGTTGTGTTTCAGGGTACGCAAGAGGGATTGCTATCTCGCGCAGGTCGAACAATCAAGGCAGCCGCAGCGCTTGAACGCGCTGCAATGAATTTTGCAGTCGAACCAATTCCGCAAATGGTTTTGAAATCCAATGGGACTTCATTGCCAGCCGATCGCGTTTCTAAATTGTTGACCGCCTGGCGCACCGCGCGAGCAAATAAGTCAACTGCATTCCTGAACGCTGACGTCACACTTGAAACATTGGGATACGACCCAAAGAACTTGCAGTTAAACGAAGCGAGAAACTACGTCGCGTTGGAACTCAGTCGCGCTTGCGGATTGCCTGCGTATTTCACAGATAGTCAGCAATCAACATTTACTTATTCAAACGCCCTAGACAAAAGGCGCGACCTTGTTGATTTTGCGTTTAGAAATTACATGTCAATTATTGAACAAAGGTTAAGTTTTGCGGATTTTACCCCTGCGGGAAATCGCGTGTCTTTTGACCTTGACGATTTCTTGCGTGGCAATCCTTACGAGCGCGCGCAAGTGTACGAAATCCTGAACCGAATCGGCGCAATGTCGATCGAAGAAATACGCGAGGAAGAAGATATGCTGCTATGAAAAAAGTCATAACACCAATGCAAATCACGGCGGCAGATTCAAACCGTCGCACAATCACTGGTCGCATTGTTACATTTGAAGAAACTGGCAACGCGTCAATCGGCAAGGTGCAATTTGCGGCGGGTTCAATTGAACCAACACCAGTTTTGTTAAATCTTGAACATGATCGCACACGTCGAATTGGTTCAACGCTTTCAATGACGTCAGACGACAAAGGAATTGAAGCGGTGTTTAAGATTATTGAAACAACCGCTGGAAACGATAGTCTGGTCGAAGCAAGTACTGGAATGCGCGACGGATTCAGCGTTGAAGTTTCATTTGACGAATACGAAACACTTAAAGACGGAACAGTACGCATTTTGGCTGGCGAATTAACTGGCGTCGCATTGACTTCAGAACCAGCAATTCGATCAGCCCGCGTGGAATCAGTCGCCGCTACAGAAGACGAAATTTCAGATTCGAAAACCGAAACTGAAGCACCAAACCCAACAGAAGGAGAAGACGAAGTGGAAGACACCGTCAAAGACGCTGCAACCGCCGAAACGGTTGAAGCCGCCCAGTCAATCACCGCAACTGCACACGCAGTTGGTGGTTTCAAATCAGCACCCCGCATTGAGGTCACCGCTGCAAAGTATCTTGAGAACAAGGTTCTTGCTGCAACAGGTGACGAGAATGCTCGTCAGTACGTTCTAGCCGCAGACAACACAACAGACAACGCTGGACTGGTTCCAACACGTCAGTTGACTGAGGTCATCAACGGACTATCAACAACAATCCGCCCAAGCATTGACGCGATCTCTCGCGGTGCATTGCCTGACGCTGGAATGACATTTGAAATTCCAAAGATCACAGTTGCACCAACAGTTGCAGTTATTGCCGAAGACGCAGCGTTTTCTGAAACAGATCAGAACTCAGCGTTCCTATCAGTTGACGTGAAGAAATTCGCAGGGCAACAAAAATTCTCAGTGGAATTGCTCACTAGAACAAGCCCACTTTTTTATGACGAGTTACTTCGTAATATGGTTGCGGCAATGGCTAAGGCGCAGAACTCATACGTCAACGGCATTTTGATTTCAAACGCGTCACTTGACGCAACAACAGTTGCAACTTATCCAACCGCTGCCGAATTGCTTGGCATTGTTGGACGTGGCGCAGCGAGCGTTTATGGCGCAACTGCGGGTCTTGCAAATCCATTTGCACGCAATATGATTGTGTCAACGGGTCAGTGGTCAAACCTTATGACACTGAATGACGCTGGTCGCCCAATCTATTCACAGGTTTCAAACCCTATGAATCAGGCAGGCGTTGCAGTCCCAACAAGCCTGACTGGCAACGTTGCAGGTTTGAACCTTTACGTTGACCCAACAAACGGTGGCGACGGGGACGGAACAATCCTGGTCGTTAACCCTGACGCTTATACATGGTACGAAGGAACTTCATACCAGTTGCGCGCAGAATCAACCGCTGACGGTTCAATCACAGTCGGCGTGTATTCATTTGGTGCGGTGGCGAACAAGATCAACGCTGGCGCGTTCAAGAATAACAAGGCGTAAAGCCCACAACCTAATCATGCGGCGGGTTCTCCCGATCTCGCCGCAGCAGATCGAAAGGAAACGGAAATGCCAAGTATCGTATCGACGCAGCAATTGCGCAGTGTGCTTGGCGTTTCCGTTTCACTTTATCCAGACAGTTATTTGGACGAAATAATCGACACGGCTGAAGCGGTCATTCTGCCAATGCTGGTTGCAAACACTTCAGCAATCAATTCATACAAACTTGAATCAAACGTTGCCTATTTCTACACCCAACGCAGTCACCATTTTGTCGCAGGTCAATCAATCATTGTGACTGGTCTGCCTGCACCATTTACGGCAACACACACAGTTGTCACCGCCACTGAGTATTCTTTCACCGCTGCATTGACTGGAACTGACGTCACATTGCGCGAGATAATTCCAATGGGTACGGCAACACTTTCAGGCTATTCAGCAGTTAACATTTACGCAAACACCCCTGCAATTGAATCAGCAATTTTGGCAGTCAGCGTGGAAGTCTTTCAATCACGCGTCGCAGCTGGTGGACAGATCGAGGGCGTCGATTTTACGTCAACGCCTTACAGAATGGGACGCAGTTTAACCAATCGCGTCAGCACTTTACTTATGCCTTACCTGGACGTTGAAACGGTCGTGCAATAAATGCCAGTCAATTCCGTTGCCGAAACCCGCGCAGCCTTAGCCAACTCATTCAGTGCACTTGCGGCGAACATTTATTCGAGCGTACCTGAAGCGCCAATCCCGCCAGCAATTGTCGTTGTGCCTGATTCGCCTTACATGGAAATTGTTTTGATGAGCAAGGCAAAGACACAGGTCAAAATCAATTTTGCAATTTCAGCAATTGTTGCGTCAAATAGCAATGCAGGTTCGCTGGACAATCTG